CTTTTATCATGTCAATATTACAGTTTTCTTCTGTTGTAGCTAAGCTAGTAGATACCACTAAATCGATTTTAAAGTTTATTCTTTTGAATTTTTAATGAGGTTTACTCCTACGGTGCCTTTAAGGTGGTCTCCTGGAAAGAAACAGCTTCCACTGTTGTTCTTCGAGGGCGATCGCTATAAACAGTTACCACACTGAATGTCGATTCCGCAATGTCTGAAGACTATAATTCAACTTTACTACATAAAGTTGAAAGTCGCAATTCACAGTTTGCGTCTGGAGGGTTTTGGATATACCCACAAAATCTAAACTGATTTTACGTCTCAGGTGACGGGAGAAGTGATATCCCATAATACCATTGGGTACCAGTTACTTCTCCATACACAAAATCAAAGTCAGTGCTATAAGGTTTTGCTGGATCAAAATATTTTAAATGCTTCTCTTTCAAATCTAAAAGAGGTGTAACAAATTGATCAAAATCTTCTTTACCGTGTAGTGCCAACTCTCTAAGAGCTGAACTTATTTGATCTGTGGTTATTTGATCTCCCATAGGGCCTCTTTGCGTCCAATTTAATGATGCAAATATAGATTCTTTCCGTAGAGGTGCTGTCCACCTATTGTGGAATTTATCCAATCGAAAAGACCTCTTAAGAAATTCAATTTGTGTTATTTGTCTAAAGGGAAAAGTTGACCAAGCTTTCAGTTCCGATGTATATTTCAACCCAAACAAAGGCATAAGTCTCTGAACTGAGACTTCATTGAAGTCTTCCCGAACTGCCGGTGAACAACTAAAAGCATTATCATCTCCTAACGCAATTACATACACGTTATCATTAAAAGTTTCCACATTAAACAGCTCCCCATAACACAATCTTAAAGCTATGTTATTATACATAGTATTAATCACAGGAGTCAGTGGATTGCCCGAAGGCATACTCATTTTCCAATCGAAAACTTGATTTTCCCATATGTGTTTTGAATTGACTATTTCTGCCCACAACTGAGATCTGATTTGATTATCTGGATTATTTTCACCATACCACCTATTAATTATGCCTAAAATATGATTTAATATGATAGGTAATAAACTTGTATCAAAAGATGAATAATCTCCAGCTGCTACACAGTCGTCAGTCTTTTTGTTAGAGAACCTAAGAAGTCTTCGCGCTAAGTCATCCCAATCCGAGGAATAAGGGTTAACACCTATAGCTGAACCTACATTTAAATTAGCTCTAAAATAAGAGTTCATGAAAGTACCGAAGTACATTCTAAACATCACCAACATTGTAAATTCACAAGCGGAAAACATTCTAGTTTTACCTATTTTTACTTTCTCTATCGGAATTTTCTCATCTTTCAAGCAATCTTTATAAAATATAGCTGGTCGAATGTTATCTTTATACAAAGAAACTCTCTCAGCTACTAATTTTTCAATCTTTTCAAAGTATACATTCATAAGCTCTTCATTGCCCGCTATGCAGGCATCGTAATAAAGCTTCTTTATATTTTCTTGGTTTTTAAGAGACATAGGAAATCCGGGACTTGTAGAAGAAGATATAGTATTAATTGCTTCATAAGAATGTAAACATTGCTTAACTGACAACGTCACTCTATAGTCCTCATGTGGATACATATGTTTAGTTATTAGAACTTCATACGAATTAACAGCTCTCCTCAATTTAACTACATCAATAAAAACTGGTAATCTATTATACTTCTGTATAGCAATTAATCCAGGATCCAGCTCAACTCCTTCTGGAGTAGTAAACTTATGCAGTTTTGCGGGGAAATGTTCAACTTTGCGAAATGGGTCTGGCAATTGTCCAAATATTCTAGATTTGACAATAGAAGAGCGGGAAGCTGAAGACACAGTGTGCGTCGGAGCAATATCATGTGTTGGTTCCATACTTCCTTGAGCTTCAGCTGGTCTGTCTATTAGAAAAGAAGGTATAATTTCATCGTCGAATATCTTTGATTTTGGAAAAGATTCTTCCAATAATAATTCAACCCACTCCTTTAAGATAATAGAAGAGGCACCATAACCGTCACCTCCTGCAACATGCATTCCTAGTATGAAGCGACTGTTGAATTGTGTAACGTTATTGAGAAACAACATGGATCCACAGGCTCCTAAAGAGTAAGATCCTGCATATCTCCAGACATTTTCTAGTTCATAATAAGGTTTGCCTTCTTCCCAATCAGCTGTAACAACTTGATGATTAGCTGAAATAGATTGCATGTAATCAAATCTGACTGCCAGAGATTTATCTTGCATATGAAAACTACTAAACATACCAGTAGACATAGCACTTGATCTTTGAAGAACTTTATAATCTTCAACCGAAATAAGATATTTAAATAAACCTACCGAATTCAAATGAGAACTTGGTATTGTGAAGAGACAACAATCGTTTGAAGCCGAATCTTCACTAACTCTAAAAGAAGCAAAAACGTCTTCTAACGAACAATAATAAGTCGTACTCTTACAGGAAGTGGTAAACATCAACTTCATACCTGTATATTCCTTCGAAGCATAAGTGTTATGCCATTTGTAAAGAAAATGCAGTGGAACAGCAAAAACCTGTCCTTTTATATTCCATGAATGACCATATCTAATATAGACTGGTTTACCCTCAACTTCTTTGACTACATACACTATAAAGAAGTATTTGTTAATTACTCGTTTTAATACATCATTTTGATTAACATTTTTACCAAGTACTTCTATATCAATATCTGGAAGTTTGTTATTCATGAGAAGAGAAGAATCTAGTTGAGGCGCTTGAGCTCTCATTGTGAGTGTTGTAGCTCTATCTCCCAATTTAACAATTGTAGGTTTACCCACTTTATTTCTATCCCTAGTTAAATCCAGAGATTGTGAAACCATGCTCTTAGAAACATCTTTGGATGCTTTAAAGAACCAGTAGATTAGAGAAGATGAGACCAAACCAAATAATAGAATGGGTAGTTTATACCTATCTAAAATATCTCTTATTATTTTTCCAAACCTTTTGATTTTGTCCAAACCTGAGACTCCTTGATTTTTAATCTCCAAAGAAGTTCCTGTTAGAGGATCACAAGCATGATTATCCCTATGTTCCATAATTTCTACGAGATGTTTCATAAATCCTACGTAATTTTTATCAAGGAAATAATGCATGAGTTTTTCTTTTTGTTTGTCAGTACACGATTCATAAACTAAAATATAGGAATCAAATTCTCCATGTACCAACAGAGAACCACGTATTTTGCAAATTTGATTTAAATACTCATGACCTAAACTCATCCTTTCATCAAAACTAAAATTATCCAACAACATAGTTAATTGTGGAAATATATTTGGATGTGAGTCGAAATATTCAGAATCATCATCTCCTCCTTGAGCCTGAGCTATAGGATTCAAAGTTTTAAATTGAAGGTGAGAATAATTCTTAGTATTAAACCTAGCTCGTAGAGCTGTAGCAGTACTTAATCTCAGGTTCTTCTCAACGAATCTATTTGAGTAATAGTTTCGAATTCTGGACTGATGTGAAGTAACTATCAATTCTACTACTTGAGCAATAGATTGATTAAACCTTTCTTCTTCATTGTCTCCATTTCTAATTGTGACTTTAATATCCCAGAAATCATCTGGAACGAATGTACATGAATCTGTAACTCCATTATCAATCAAATCATCTACGTCAAGTTTTGGCATAGATTTGAAATTAGTTTTTCCATTTTTCTTGTACTTATTTGCAACTGATACATACAAATGTACATTAAATCTTCGTAAAACAGCACCAGGACTTTCTACAGACGATAAATTGGCAAAATTTTTCATGTTGGTTGTGGCGTATACAAAAGGTGAACGGAAATAATAACCGTTCTTATCTTCTACTTTAGCCATAGTTAACATCATTTCTGAACTATTTATAATTGAAATAACTTTATTTGCTTCAGATTCAGGATCACCTGGAGTGTCTCTAGCTTGAAATATATCATCTATAGTAACACTCCACTTCTTATAATTATATTTATCGAAGAATCTATCTTTCGGCAAAGCAAATTCAAATTCTTTAGGGTCGTTTTCAAAGTCCTCAAGCCAAGGTTCTGGTATTGTAACTGATCCTACATAATAGGCTAAACGATCTCTAAGAACAGTTTTAAATGTTGCAGGATCACCTGAAATTAATACTCCAACAGGCTCGACTCGAGTTCCATTAAGACTACGTTTCAAGGTTTGTATCCTGTCATCGCAATCATTTAATTTACGCATATACTCAGAGGTAACTCTGAAATCATAAGAAGTTTTATGAACTAAGTTCAAAATCTTCCTACCTTCGTTTAATAACTCTCCATATACTTCAGAGTAAAAAGCGGAATTATCAACATCACCAGTACTTGTAGCTGCTAAGAAGAATTTAGCTTCCTTAAGCCACTTTGTAACTCGCCTATCATCTATAATATCTACATAAAAATATTTAGACAATGTTTCTTGTCCTAACATTCCAAAAAATTCAGAAACTTTAAGACTAGCTTGTTTCAAAACAAAGCTAAGGTTATCTGTCTGATGAGTATTAAATTTAAGACAACCAATAATAATTTCGGTAGCTTCATTCTTTATTTTCAGACCAGAAAAAAACGACAAAATGGCAATAATACCAAACGTCGCATATTTGATTTGTTCACCTGCTCCTTGAGGCAACATAACCATTTCCAAATCATCTAAGTTTTGGGCATCTAAATCACTCCACTCAGTCTTGAGACCAGTGAAAAGATCTGAAAATCCTTCTAATAAGGTATTTTCTTGACCAAAGTAAACAACTTCATGCAATGTCACAGAAATTATTAACAATGTTAAAACTATATAAGACAACCTAGTTAGATTAACATACATAGATGAATCGGTTTTGCCTGTAGAGGCATAAGATATCCTGGCTACGCCAAGCCAAAAGAACATGGCTAACCAGAATTCTATATCAAAGAAGCTAGTTGCTTCTTTTCCAAAGGACTTCATTACAGAATATAAACCAGGTTTTCCTGGTTTTTCTTCTTGAGAGAAAAAGTTCTCTATTACAGGGATTTTATGTTCAACAGATAAAGTTGCACCTTGAGCTTGTAATAATTCTACTACAGCTTCAGGTGAACTTAATTTGTCAAGGTGTTGTTCAAATAAAAGTTTTAAAGACTTTCTAAACTTTTCGTATTTCTCTAAACCACTTACGTGTGTTAAATCACAGGTAGGTGAAAATTGCTTGTTCTCTGAAACTGCATGGTGAGGGCGCTTCAGAGAGTCGTTAATTGTAGGGCTACTACTTCGCTTTAAATCTTGTTTGTTATTAATTGTGTTTTCCATAGTGTGCTTTTATCATGTCAATTTACAGTTTTCTACTGTGCCAAGCGATTGGCAAATCATGCGAATTTTTGAAAAGATTTATTTCTTTGATTTTTAAATAGGGTTTCATCCTATGATTTATAGTTTTCTCTAAGTCTTTTAAACAGCTACTTACTGTTGTCTGCTAGGGCGATCGCTCGCTCGGGCACCATTCCGAGTCATCGATTCCGCAATGTCTGCAGCTATAATAGTACTATACAAATCCGTACGCACTAAGTGACAATTCTAGTTTGTCTCTTGTCCTCAAAATGTGCACTTTCTTAAAGTGCGAAATATGTCCTTTTGTCTCGGAGTGACAAATCCATGCAAATAAAGCCTTTCTCACACGTTAATTTAAATTTCCTTGTGCGTTATCTTCACGATAAGCTACTACTTAATACAAAATATAAAATATAAAAACGAGCTTTTCTCAAGAGTCTATATAATAAAGTCAACAAATGTAGATGTGTTTCAAAACAATAAGCA